TGCATAAGCTTGCTGGTCGGCAGCGTGCGGTAAGTTGATAGTTGCGCCAATACTGTCTTCTTTCGCAATACCACGGATATTGATAACCATATCTAATTTTTCAATGCCATGTGGTTTCGTCGTTTTACCAGCAACTTTTAGTCCGCCCATCGCAAATGTCTTCTGGTAAATTGTGCGGCCGTCAATCCACTTCATGCCGGTGTCGACTTCTGACGTGCTGCGGTCGCCGCGGGCTGCTGGCGACAAGTGTCGTGGTAGGACTATACTGTGTAATATTGTGAGTTTTCCACAGGTTTAGCAGGGGTGATGAAAAATATCTAAAAAAGTCCATAAAATGCATGCAAAATGCTTGCATTATGCATGCATATTTGCTATAATTAAGACAGTCAAGCGAGGCACATTAACAATCAGGAGCACACAATGATAGAACAAATCACAATCAAAGCTTTTATCGGAAGCGACAATAAGACTAAAAAACTTGAGGTCGACAAGATAATATCAATCGTAAACGCTAATCACGAAGCCTTCACTCTCGACTATCCAGTCATCGGATACTGGAGAGGTGAGGCAGAGGAAACGGCAGTACTCTATTTATCAGACGAACGCCAAAAGGTGATGAACACGCTCAGCGAATTAAAGGAGGTGTTAGACCAAGAAGCAATCGCCTACCAGATAGAGAATGATTTACAACTAATATAAAACTAAAGCCTCGCTTGGCTCTAGGGTGCTCTAAACAGAAAGGGGACAGGAATGCCAAAGATAAATCGTATCACCAAGCAAAATGGTACTATCACTAAAACACAGGTGGATGCACCGACGCCAATCTACAACGTGCGGATCAAGCAAGAGGTGTATGAGCGGCTGGTTGTGCTAGCGGCAGAGAACGGCCGCAGTGTAACTGGCGAAATCAATCACCGGCTTGAGCAGTCGCTTGAAAAGTAGTATCATAGCTGGGCAGTTGTTGTGATTTGCAGCTGTCATTGTGGGGCACTCCGTTTTCGGGGTGCCTTTTCTGTTGACAAAGCAAAATCAGTTTGCTAGAATGACTAGTGAACGTACAGGATTTTCAGCCCGCCCAGATGTAAATCAGGGTGGGCTGTCTGTATCTGGCCTCAAAAAATTGTTATCAATTTTAGAGGCTATTTTTGTTTGTCAAGAGCAAAATGGCATTTTGAGGGTAAAATGGGGAATATAACCATAGACGAGCGACGAGTTCAGAAAATGCAGCAGCGATTAGGTAAGGCGACAAAGCTAATCACCGATGATAATTACTTGCCGATGTTTAGAAATCGACAGATCAATTATGCGAGAGAGTTCGATTATTCGATTAAATTGGCGAAACGAAAACGCAACCCACGCAAGTACTTCGCGTTTATTTGGTCGAGTGCGAATCTAGCGAAGACGGTGGATTGGCTGCGCAAACTGATTGCTCAAGCGAAAGCTAGAGTAGCAGAGGAGCGCCACAAGCAGAAAATGCAAGAGCAGGCAGCCTTACCGATCAACATTGACGGATTAGATAAGCTGGCGCAGATGAAGCGCAGCTACAACCTGATAACGTAACAATCACTGCTGACATTTTGACGCCGCTCGCGTAGCGGCTTGTTTGCGTTTGCCTGTATGCAAATATTATGCAATAATCCTAGATATATGCGAGTATTTGGGAGTTTTGCGTAATGAAAGCGGCCGTCTGGCCGTATTTTTTATTCAAATTAGCACAAATCCGCCCGCCACCGCCCATTTTTGATAACAGAATTATCAGAAAATTAAATGTGAGGGTTCTATATATAATTGAGCTTTTAAGGTTCGTTATAAGCAATTCTATATAGAACTGGTTTTTTAAGTGGAGTTAAAATATCATGACGAAAAATACAATTATGCCAATCGAGCGAGCTTTTGACGAATATCTGGAGTACTGCGAGTTTACGCGCCGGATGAGCCGCCAAACATTGAGTGCTAAGCGGTGGGTGATGCGAGATTTTAGAGCTAGCGTGCCGGCTAAAACACTAGGAGAGATCACAACACAGCAGGTGAACGATTGGATAGCCGCTCAAGCACGGCGCGGACTAAACAGTCGGACTATAAACACGCGAATTTGCCATGTGGTGGCAATGTTTCGCTATTTTAGAGATATGGGCGTGGAGATGCCTGAGCTGAAGATCCGCCACATTGTCAAACAAAAAGAGACCGAGCCAATCCGCCGAGTTTTCTACACGAGAGAGCAAATTGAGCAGGTGCTGGGATATTGCAATCAGATTCAGTGGCTGTTGGTGAAACTGTCGTTCGACTGCGGCTTGCGGATCACTGAGCTGCGGAACTTAAGACTAATGAATATCAGCGACAGGATGATCGTATTTACTGGCAAGGGTGGTAGGCGACGTGAGGTACATATGAGCCGAGAAGCCCGCGAACGCTTGACACAGTGGATTGTTAGTCGGCGTATTGATGACTATCTGTGGCAGAAGTCGAGCGGCACATTGCTCAGTGTCGAGGAGTTGCGCCATTTAATGCGGCAGCCGTTTTACCTGGCTGGGTTTCGCAACTTTCACCCGCACGCACTGCGACATTCGTTCGCAACGGACATTCAGCGAAACGGGGCGACACTCATGGAATCGCAGGAGATGCTCGGACATTCAAACGCGGTAATTACGCAGCGATATTTACACGGATTGGACGGCCAGATGGCAGCGTGCTTTGAAAGATTGAAATTTAGCGCCACATCATAATAACAGAGGTAATGGTGCGGACTTTTCCACAGTTTTCGTATCATTTTTGCCCATTTTATAACGCAAGCGTATTGACAGAACGCTTGCGTTTTGCTATACTGAGGATAGTTCAGATAAGCGGCAACCACCGCTATCAACGGCCTTTAACATCACTGGAAAAAAAGATTCATGGTTGAGCGGTTTGCTCTATCATGTAATATTTTTCAGTGATTTATATATTGCACTGATCACGATAGTTTGCCTAAGATTGAGAGTTTTATGGCAGATAGAAAGCCGGTAGTCGTGAAGCCTCTTGATGGCTATCAGTCAATAGGATTAACCCTTGATGTGATTAATACAAAACAACTTACGGCAGCGTTAAAGAAGGCGTGGTGTGAGCATCATATTGCAATCGTCCAGCGCCAGATTATGGCAGAGGAATATCGTTTTACAGTGCTTGATGGTGAGGTCATCTCTGTATTAAGACGAGAACGGCCACAGGTAGTTGGTGATGGGGTGAAGACCATTGCTCAGCTGGTCGAGGAGGAAAACAAAGCCCGGTTACTGCTTCGGCCGGAGATATTCTATCCACTCTGGACTAAAAGCATCATGAATAGCCAAGAGGTTAGCCAGCGAGTCTTGCCTGCGGGGTATCGGTACATTTTGTCACAGGCGACTATGGTCAGAGACGGTGCATCAGTCTATGAGGTAATGTGTGAGACTAGTCCGTACTATATAAATATTGCCAAACAGTTTGCTCGGGAGCTTGGCGCTGGTCTTCTGGCGGTTGATATGTTTATTGTTGATCACAGGGGCGAGGGTAATTATTGGTTTAATGAATGCAACACCTCACCTGCACTTAAACTTTATGCTGCTGTACGTAACCACGATAACTCATCAATTATTGAGCGTATTGTCGCAAGGACAGCAGAGCTTCTCCGATAGATCTTTTAAAGGGAGGAGGTTCGTTTTATTTGATAATTATGTTATAATAAGCTAGTATGCACAAGAAGAGCAACGTTATTATTGGCCGAAACGTTCGTGTTGATTTTGGAAAGCGGGCTATTGGCGTACCGGCCAAAGTTGACACAGGTGCAGACAGCTCATCGGTATGGGCGAGCAATATTCGTGTTGATAAAGATGGTGTGTTAAAGTTTGCCCTATTCGGCAAAGGCTCGCCTTACTATAGCGGGAAGATTTTCAAGCGAACGGATTTCACTGTAGCAATGGTACGCAGTTCATCTGGACATGAGCAGATTCGCTATAGAACACATTTTACCGTGACTATCAAGGGGCGTAAAATCAAAGCGCTATTTAACCTCTCGGATCGTTCTGGTAATCTATACCCAGTCCTGATAGGCCGTCGTACTGTTGCGGGCAAGTTCTTGGTTGATGTGCGCGAGGGTGATACGGCACATCGATACAAATATGCTGCCGATAACAAAGTACTGAATAAGGAGCTGGCAAAGAATCCCCACAAATTTTATAAAAAATACCATAAGCCAAAGGATAAGTAGTCATGAAAATTGCAATCCTCAGTAACGGTAACATCAACTACTCCACCCTCCGCCTCAGAGAAGAGGCCGAAAAACGTGGCCATCAAATTAAGGTTATCAAGTATAAAAACTGCTACGTGTCAATTGACGAGCAGCATCCGAAGGTTATTTATCGCGGTAAGGAGGTTGATAATTTCGATGTGTTCATCCCGCGGATTGCTAGTTATATGACGCGTTACGGGACGGCGGTATTGCGACAGCTGGAGATGGCGAATCCGCAGGCGTTTTTTATGAATCGGTCAATCGCCATTACGCGGGCGCGGGATAAACTGCGCTCGACGCAGTTACTGGCGCGGGCTGGTGTGGCGATCCCAAAGACGGTGTTCTCGCGCAATGAAACGGACATCGATGTGCTACTGGATGAGATTGGCGGTACGCCCGCGCTCCTCAAGATGGCGCGCGGCCCGCATGGCAAAGG